CTGAGCCGTGCGGGTTACGATGCAACGCACAAGCAGGAGACTGTGATTCGAGAAGTCTCCGAGTTGTCTGACAAGGAGCTTGACGAACAGATCGAGCGGTTGTCTAAAAACGTGGTAAAGCTACGTGGATAAAGTTGAGGTACTGAAGCTTCTACAGGAAAAACAGCGCAGAATAGAAACAACCCGGATTCTGCAATACGAGCCTTATGGCTACCAGACGAAGTTTCACACCGAGGGTCAAGATTGCGCACAGCGCATCCTGATGGCCGCTAACCGAGTAGGAAAAACCTATTGTGGTGCAGCTGAAACAGCGTACCACCTGACAGGCGACTACCCGGAATGGTGGAAGGGAAGAAGGTTTAATCGCCCGGTCAGAGTCTGGGCAGCTGGCGAGTCTAACGATACGACCAGAGACATCATCCAAAAAGAACTCTTTGGCAACCCACAGGACCCAACGCGCAGAGGCACCGGAGCAGTACCGCTAAAGAACATCATCGAGACCATTCGTAAACCCGGTGTCCCCAATGCCTACTCAGCTGCGCTCGTAAAGCACAAAGCTGGAGGAAACTCCCAGATCAGCTTCAAGGCATACGAGCAGGGATTCGAGAAGTTCATGGGTGAGTCAGTAGATGTCATCTGGCTCGACGAGGAACCGAAGCAGGAGATTTTCTCTCAGTGCATCACGAGAACCGCAGATACAGGTGGAATAGTCTATATGACTTTTACGCCGGAGCGTGGCATGACCTCTGTGGTCTCGGCGTTTATGAACGAACTGAAACCCGGACAAAGCCTGACGACAGCCACTTGGGACGACGTAGATCACCTAGACGAGAAGACGAAGGAACAGCTGTTAGCCGTATATAGCCCAGCTGAGCGCGATATGCGCTCTCGTGGTATTCCGGTATTCGGCTCTGGTCTGGTGTTTCCGGTAACAGAGGAGGACATCACCTGCGAGGATTTCGATCTTCCAGAGCACTTTCCCAGACTTGCTGCTGTGGACTTTGGCTACGACCACCCTACGGCAATCAGCTGGGTAGCATTTGATCCGGACGACGATGTCATCTACGTCTACGACGAGTATCGCAGAAGCAAAGAAACACCATTGACACACGCAGCTGTGATCAATGCCAGAACACCCGGTATCCCTGTAGCATTCCCCCATGATGGACTACAGCATGATAAGGGATCAGGCATTCAGCTGGCCCAACAGTATCGAGACCTAGGCGTCTATATGCTTCCTGAGCATTTTAGCAATCCACCAGCGGAAGGCAAATTGAATGGTAATAACTCGATTGAAGCAGGGCTTAGCGAAATGCTACAACGCTTCGAAACAGGTCGTCTGCAAATCTTTTCAAGTTGTGTTGAAACTTTGGAAGAAATGCGTCTCTACCATCGCAAAAATGGTAAGGTGGTTGCGATCAAAGACGATCTGATTTCAGCGATGCGCTACGCTGTTCTCTCTGTAGAACGCTTCGGCGAAAAGCTGAAAAACAAGACTCATTACCGCAAGTACGGTTTTGAACAGGAAATCAAATACTCTAGCTCAGGGATAGTCTGATGCCAATCCGCAAAGTCAAAGGTGGCTACAAGTGGGGCAGTAAGGGCAAGGTCTACAAGACCAAAGCTGGAGCAGCTAGGCAAGCACAGGCAGCTTACGCAAGCGGGTATAAGGAGAAGAAACGTGGCTAAACAAGGACTCTATGCGAACATCAATGCTCGCAAAAAGAAGGGCATCTCGCGTCCTAAGAGCAAGAGCACCGTCTCCGACAAAGCTTACGCAGCGATGAAAGCCGGGTTTCCCAAGAAGAAGAAGAAATCCTGATGGCTCATAATATGACAGACGACGAAATCATTGGTCTCGTAGAAAGCGAGATCAACGGGTCCAGTGACTACATGGACTCTGAGATCAGCCAGCAGCGCGAGAAGGCCATCGAGTATTTCTACGGCGAACCCTTCGGCAACGAAGAGGATGGCCGCAGTCAGGTCGTAGTCACTGATGTCCAAGATACCCTGATGTGGATGATGCCCAGCTTGATGCGCATCTTCACAGCTGGAGATCGTGTTGTCAAATTTGTCCCCGAAGGTCCGGAAGACGAGGACATCGCAGAACAGGCGACCAAGTACGTGAATCACGTGTTCTACAAGCAGAATAACGGATTCATGGTGCTGTATAATCTCTTCCTCGATGCCCTGATGCAGAAGGTCGGCGTCGTAAAACACTACTGGGAAGAGATCGAAAAGACCACGACTGAGACCTACGAAAACCTGACGGAGCAGGAATTTTCGATTCTGATGCAGGATGACGAGCTAGAGCTTGTCTCCAACGAAGAGATCACCGAGATCACTGAGCAGCCGGACCCGTTCACCGGAGATATGATTCAGATCGAAGAGGTTTACCACAACGCGACCTTCGCCAGAACGACGATGAGCGGCAAGGTCACGATTGAAAACGTGCCGCCGGAAGAGTTTCTGATCAATCGTGGTGCCAAGACTCTAGAGGACGCTCGGTTCATCTGCCATCGCTCGCACAAGAGCAAGAGCGACCTGATCAAGATGGGCTACGATCCGGAGATTGTCGATAGCCTTCCGGGTTACGTAGGTGGAGCGGACGACATCACCACGAGCCAAGAGTATATGGCTCGCCACGCTTACGACTCGACAGATGTCTATCCTAATCAGGCAGCTGCCGACTCAGAGATGGTGGTCCAAGTCTACGAGTCCTACCTGAAGTTTGATATGGACGGCAGTGGAATTAGTGTACTGCACAAAGTCCTCCACGCTGGTTCAGAATTGCTCGACGTAGAGCCTATTGATTATATTCCGTTCAGCACCGTCTGTCCTATTCCGATTCCGCACAAGTTCTATGGATTGAGCGTAGCAGAGACTATTCAGGATGTTCAGCTGATTCGTTCGACGCTGACTCGAAACCTCCTTGACAATATGTACCTCTCGAACAACGGTAGGTTCCAAGTTGTTGAAGGTCAGGTGAACATCGATGACCTTCTGACGAATCGTCCCGGTGGCATCGTCAGAACCAGAAGCCCGAATGCTCTACAGCCTATTCAGACTCCTGCTCTCCAGAGCTACAGTTTTGAGATGCTAAAATACTGGGAGGAGTTGAAGACAGGTCGCACAGGTGTCAACCCGCAGACGCAGGGTCTTTCGGCTGACGTACTGAAGACCCATGTAACTAGCGGAGCTATTACAGCTGCTCTTACAAATGCCCAAGGACGCCTTGAACTGATCGCTCGTGTCTTTGCTGACACTGGTGTCCGGAATATGTTCAAGCAGATATACAACCTGATTCAGCGTTACGAGGATCGCAAACGGATCGTCCGACTGAATAACACCTACTTTCAGATTGATCCCAGCAGCTGGCGAGAAGACCTTGATGTTGACATCGAAGTCGGCATCGGTTACGGGGATCAGGATATTCGACTTCAGAACCTCAGCAATTACGCAGCCCTCGTTGAGAAGGTTGGGCAACAGACTCAGGGGATCATTCAGCCTGATAACATCTATAATCTTATGCGCGAGATTGCAGACGAAATGGGCATCAAGAATGTAGACAAGTTCATCTCAACGCCTCCTACCGAGCCTCCGCCGCCGAGTGCTCAGGAGCAGCTGGCGCAGGCTCAGGCGCAAGCGATGATGACGCAAGCTCAGGCTACGCAGCTTGAAGCACAGGTCAAAGCGAAAGAACTTGAAATCAAGGCCGCTAAGCTCGAACTTGAGCGAGTCGAAATTGAACACGATATGGCAGTAAAACGGGAAGAGCTAAAGCTCAAAGGCATCGAGCTAGGCTTCGAAATGAACTCTGACAAAAACATAAAGGCATAATCATGGCTCACCAGAACAGCATCGCTTCGCGCATTATCAGCAGCGAAAACATCACCAGCACAGGCACCAGCGCCCAGAGTGGACGTGCTCCCTTTGGCTGCACCATTGCTCGCATCGCAACCACTGCGAACGTCAACATCGCTATTGGCGCTAATCCCACGGCCACCGCTGCGAGCACTTTGGTAGAGCCCGCTGCTCCCGGCTACTTTGTTATCATGGGTGACACGAGCAGCGGAGCGACGGACGGCGAAAAGATCGCGAGCATCGGCACGGCCACAGTCAACATCACGTGGCTGGAGGGCTAAATGGCCCGCCAGAACGTCTACGCCTATCGTATCAATTCTAACGAACAGATCACTTCTTCTGGAACCTCTGTTGCATCTGGTCCTACTCCGTTTGGCTGCAACGTGGCAAGAATCGCGTGTCACGGAGCTTCCGGGTCTCCGCTGACTTTCTTTGAAGTTGGTACAAATCCGACTGCTCTAACAGACGGAACGTCCACGTTTATTCACGATGGCGACGAAAATTATATCACAGTCAGGCCGTCAACGACTCCCGGAGGAACTGACGGTGACAAAATAGCGGTAATTGTTACAAACGGAAGCGCAAACGTATTTATTAGCTGGTTGGAGGGTTAAGTGGCTACTAACAAGAAAATCACAGAACTGACAGAACTGGCAGAGGTTGATCTGTCGGATGATGACGTTCTTCCAATCGTAGACGTAAGCGCCGGGACAACGAACAAGGTTCGTAAATCCACTTTGGCCTCTGCGCTCGCTGGTGTCGCCAGCCTAGCCGGAACGTCTCCGATCAGCGTAGACACTCCCACCGGAGCAGTCACCGTCAGCTTGGACACAGTGCCTATCAACAAAGGCGGTACTGGTGAAACCACTGCCAACGCTGCTCTAGCGGCTCTGGGCGGTATCTCCGATCCGACCAGCGTTCGCGGCGACTTGATCGTGCGCGGCGCTTCTGCTCTAGGCAAACTGGGCATTGGCGCATCGACCTATGTTCTCAAGTCTGACGGCACCGATCCGGCGTGGGGGC